AGTTTAGTTGCACCTGTCGAGTTTGCTAGTAAGCGTTTGCTTGTTGGAGTTGGAGTTTAGTTTATTGTTTCCGAGATAAAAGGTCGGCATTTAAAATTAAAATAAGAGGAATACCTTAATTAAGACCTTCACTTTCTTTGACAGAGGCGGTAGGGTTTGAAAAATAATTTGATAAAAAAATTATGTTAAAAGAAATTTTAGACAAATTAGGAATAATAGCTTTTCTGAGATAAAGGTCAGCTTTTAAATAAATAATTTAAAAATATGGATTTTATACAAAAGAAAAAAGAATTAGTAGAGGAATTTAATAAAAATAGTCAAGAAATTTGGAGATTACAGAAAAAGCAAGACCAAATTTTGGGAGCTTTACAATTGATAGAAGATATTGAGAAAACGGAAAAAAAAGAAGAAAAAAAATAAAAATGCCAGAATATACACCGACATTACAAGAAAAAAAAGCAATAAAGATAATGAAGGCGGAAGCCACAGAATTTAAAGATGGCGAAGTTTGGATTACCGATAAAGCAAGTTATAAAATGTTAGGTTCGGATGGAATTATTCAAAAAGCCCGCAAAAATTATCTTGGAAAATATGATAGAGAGTTAGACGAAGTAACAAACAAAAAGAAAATCTTTATTCCTATGACCGAAGATATGGTTGAAACGATAGTTAAGAACATTGATTTAGATTCTGCTGATATAAATATTAGGGCAACAAATCCCAATGGATTTTCTTCGGCTTTGATTTTGAGATATATTTTGAATTATTTTATGCGGAGAAATTATTTTGGGGAGATTTTAAATGAGTTATTAAGATTATTTTGTATTGATGGCACGGTTATTCTTAAAAGTTTAAAAAATTACGATAAAAAACTTGGTAGCCAAGCTATTAAATCAAGAATTGTTGATAGAACTAATTTTTTAATTGACCCTTCAGCAGATAATATTCAAGATGAAGCGGTGATAGAAAGAAATATTTTGAAACTATCTGAATGTAAGCAATATCCTTGGGATAATTTAGAATACTTAAAAGGCTCAACCAGTATTGAAAGGTTATATGGATTAGAAAGACCGCTTACGACACAAGTTCCTTATGTAGAAATCTTTGAAAGATGGGGCGATTTACCAAAATATTGTTTGACAGGAAAAGAAGAAGATAAAGAGGTTTGGATTCCCACTATTGCTATTGTTTCTCATCTTTTTGACAATCCTATTGTTCATAAAATTGTTGAAAATAAAATGGGAAATAAACCTTATGAAGAATGCCGATTTAGAAAAATATTTGGTAGATGGGATGGTAGAGGAATTGGAGAAATTCTATTAGGATTACAAAGTTATATCAATGAAACGGTTAATTTGAGATTAAATAAAGCCAGAATTTCCCAAATAGGATTATTTAAAGCTCGCAAAGGATCAGGCCTTACTCAACAACTTTTATCTTCTCTTGTTTCTGGCGGAGTAATTCCTGTTAATAGAATGGATGATATTCAAGAAATGCCCTTATCAGATATTAAATCCAGCTCTTATGCTGATGAAAAGAATACTTATATTTGGGCTCAAAGAACAACTGGGGCTTGGGAAGTTGGTAGAGGAGAAACATTACCCGCTTCATTACCAGCTACTACTGCTGTTTTGCAGCAAACTGGAATGAGGAGTGGATTTGATTTATTACAAGAAAATTTAGGAATGTTTTTAGGCAGAGTTTTTGAAAGACATATTATTCCATTATTATTAGAAACAATTAAAGATGAAGAAGTGATTTCAATTGTTGGTTCGCCAAAAGAGCTTAAAGAAATAGACGAAAATTATATTAATACAATTCTTAATAAGAATATTTTAGAAAGTTTAATCAGAACTGGGCATTTTCCAAAACCAGATTTTATTGATCATTTGCGGGGCATTTATAGAGATAATTTGGAAAGATTCCAAAAGACCAGATATTTCAAGATTAATAAGAAAATATTAACTAATTGGAAATATGAAGTAGAAGTATTTGTAACTGGTGAGGCATTTAATAAAGCGGTAATGGTTAGACAACTAAATGATATGTTATTGGCTTATTCAAGATTGCCAGGAATAAATATTGATGTTGATGCTATTTTTAAAGAGATATTGGATTTAATGGGACTGGGTGGAGCAAGATTTCTTAAAACCCCAGAAGAAGTTCAAATAAGAGCACCGATTGTAGAAGCCCCAAGACCAGCAATGGTTAGACCATTAGAAGAAACTGAAAAAGTGGGGGAGGCTACAACTGCTGAGAGAACAGGCCGAGGCCTTGCCGCTACATTAAGATAATAAAGGTCGAAATTCCGTGCGTCTGGGCGGAATCTAAATCAGTTCTCAAACCAGCTTCTCTCGTCTTTGAGAACTGTTAAGAGATAAACGAGTTATCAAAAATATGGCAAACAAACCATTTTCAAAAGCACCATTAGGTGCAGGAGGAAGATTTGCTGCTTGTGTTAGAAGAGTAATGGGATTTTATCAAAGGAAAGGAAAAAGTATGACAACTGCAAGAGCAAAAGCAATTTGTGCAAGTATTGGAAGAAGGGCTTATGGAAAGGCAGGATTCCAAGCAATGGCAAGAGCAGGCAAAAAAGGATAAATGGCAAAAATTCCTAAAAAAATTTTAAAGTGGAGACGGAAACAAGAAAAAGGAGCAATAATGAAATCTGAAACTTTTCAGCGAATAGTTAGGAGTTGTATGAGAAGGACTGGCTTTGATAGAGAAAGATGTATAAAAATTGCTGGTGCGGCTTATTGGAAAACGGCAAAAGCTAAATATCAAAAAACATAAATGCCTTATCCTAATTTACCTAAAAGATTATGGCCAGCAATGGAAAAATGTGTAGCGAAAGTTAAAGCTCGTGGTAAAAAGGTAAATCCTTATGCTGTTTGTTATGCAGTTTTAAAACGAATAAGAAAAAAAGTATAAATTGATATGCCAAAAAAGAAAGAAATTCCATTTATAAAAAAACCACCTATCAAGGAAGAGATTAGAGAATTAGTAAAAAGTGGAGCATTCCAATGGTTTTTGAATCGAGTTGCTTTTCATTTGAATAGTATAGATACAGTCAGAGATATAAATTTAGAAAATATAAATGAAGCATTAGCCAGAAAAATGGCGATTGAAATTATTGAATTTGCTTTAGCTGACATTTGGGAACAAGGGGCATTACAAGAATTACAAAAGAAAATTTCAGAAGAGGAAGATAATATTATAAAAAGATTAAAAGAATTAAAACAAGAGTATTAATCAAGGTCGAGAGATTCCCTGCTTTAGTGGGAATAAATTAAGTTCTTCAAAAATATGGACGAAAACAAACCCTTAAATACCGACTCTGGAGTTTCGGAGCTTAAAACTTCAGAAGGAATAAAGGATGTTTCTAAAATCGAAGATTTAGAAGCTAAAACTTCAGAGGAGGCAAAATATTATCAGGAGCTTACTGGAAGAGAGGATATTAAGTCCAAAGAAGATTTTGAGAAACATTACGAAGGCTTAAAGAAACTTGTTGGAGATCAAAAAATAGCCGCGCTAAGAGAAAAAGCTGAGGCTTATGAAACTCTCCAGCAAGAAATTAACAAAGAAGCCAATGAATTTCTCGAAACTCCAGAAGGACAAGAAACGATTGAAGAATTCACAAAAGAAGCTACTACTGAAGAAATTTATTCTATTAGAGATGAACTTGACGATATGAAATTTCTAAAGAAAAACCCCGAAGCTGAACCCTTTATAGATGTAATAAAGGCAGTAGCTAAAGAAAAGGAGATTTCTAAAGAAGAAGCATATCAAAGTCATCTCAAAGATTTAATTGCTTCTAAATTGGAGGTAGAAAAATCCAAGACAGAAGAACGATCAATAGGTGTTGAAAGTAAACCGAGGATAGCTCCTGGAATTTCGGCTGACGTTAGCCAATTAATTGAAGAAGTTAAAAAAACTGATTCACTTGCGGCTAAACAAAAGCTAGTTGAAAAAGTTCTGGGGCTATCTAAATAATTAGATGGCTTTAGAATTGACTACTTATACTGGAAAAGCTGTTATTAAACCAGATGTCTTACCTTTGATTGAAATCCTGACCGCCAAAGAAAATTACTTTCTTACCAATCTTGCTAAAGGAAGCGCGATTTCTACTGTTCATCAGACAATGACAGATACGCTCCGCATTGCGGCAAGCCAAGCAGTAGCAGAAGAGGCTGATTATGTTAATCTGGAAAGAACTTCTCCTTCCCTTGTTGCTAATATTGTAGAAATTGTTGCTGTTCCTTTTCGAGTGGATAATACTGCTGCTCAGGTTCAGTATTATCATGGAGAAAATGAATTGGCGAGGCAGACAACGAAAGCATTAGCAGAATGGGGAAATGCAGTTGAGTTTGATTTGGTAAGAAGCACATTAACATCTGGAACTTCTGGGACTGTACCAAAAATGGATGGGATTGTCAGGGGTATTAGTAAATCTACTAATTACACTCTTGAAACTTCTGGAACCGCATTCAGCGCTAGTATTTTGAGAGGATTGATGAAAAATAGCTGGGATAATAGCAATGGCGATGTAGCAACAGATATTTTTGTTGGTTCTTATCTATCTGACAAGATCGATGAGTTCACTAACAAAGCTAATGTTGTTATTACTGGAGAGAATATTAGGACCGTTATCAATGCATTGGATATTTTTGAGACTGGGCTTGGTAAGGTTGCTAAACATACTCATAGATATGTCCAGCAATCAGACGATGCTAATACTAGAATTCTTGGTGTAAGACCAGAAAAATTGAGAATTGCTTATCTTCAAAGACCATTTATTGACACAGGTTTGTCAAGAAGTGGTGATTATGAAGCCAGAGCAGTAGTTGGTAAGTTAACGCTAGAAATTCTGAATAAAGATAGTAACTTCTTTGCTGACGGATACTTGAAATAAAGTAATCTGAAAATCTTAGTTAACATTTCCTTGTGTGTTCTGGACAACTTGGCTTTTGTAGGCAGTCTGCCTAAGCCAAGTCCAGATTGCCGTTCAGAATACAGGAAAAAATAAATGACGACAAAAGAAATAAGGCGAAGGATTATTAGAGAATGTGTTAAAGAATATATTAGACAATTTCCAACTGAATATAAGGCGATAATAAATTCGGTTAAAAAGCAAAGAAAAGTAAAAAAAGATGTTTTTGGATTAGTAGATAAAGATAGTGCTTATATTAGATGGGTTTTAAGAATTCCTGAAAGATTGAATAATGCCTGTAATAAATTATTAGATGAGCCGAGATTTTTGGATGCACCTGGAGAACTTAATTGGTTTAAAAAAGAATTTAGAGAATTTCGAGTTTGCGAAAAAACATGAGAATTGCCTTTTCTCTCATTGTAAAACCTGATAGTAGAGAAGCCAGATTATTGGATAATTGTTTAAAATCTATTTATCAATGGGTAGATGCAATTTATATTACGATTACTGGAAAGAATGAAGAAGTAGAAAAAGTGGCTCAAAAATATAATGCCAAGATTTCTTACTTTAAATGGATTAATGATTTTGCGGCAGCCAGAAATTTCAATTTCTCTCAAGTAAAAGAAGATTGGATTTTTTGGGCAGATAATGATGATTTAATTGAAGGCGGAGAATATTTAAGAAAAGTTGTTGATTTATTAGATAGAGAAGGTGCTGATATAGGAGTTTTAGATTATTTATATGATTTTGATAAATGGGGCAATGTTACGGTTCAACATAAAAAAGCCCGCATTATTAAAAATGATGGCTGTGTTAAATGGGTAGGAAAACTACACGAAGATTTAATGCCCCAAAGAGAAGTTAAATCTTATTTTATAGAAAATATAAAGATAATTCATAAATCGCCGCCAGAAAGAAAAGAAGAGGCAAAAAAAAGGAATCTTAAAATAGCTCTTTTACAATATCAAGAAAATCCAAATGATCCTAAAAATACTTGGGATGTGGCAAATGCTTATTTATCTTTGGGTAAATTAAAAGAAGCAATCCAATTTTATTTCAAATTTATTCCTGAAAGCGGTTCAGAAGAAGAGAAATTCTTGGCTTGGATTAGGATGGCAGGAGCAATGAGAGATTTAGGAGATTTTGAAAGGGCAATTGAATGCGAGTGGGAAGCATTAAAAATAAGACCTTGGTATCCTGATGCCCATTTAGGGATAGGAGAAATCTATTATCGAATGGAAAAGCCTCAATATGCCAAAGAATGGCTGATTCAAGGGCTTACTAAAGAAATTCCAGAATATACAGCAATTGTTTGGAATCCCAGAGATTATGACTATAATCCCTTAATGATTTTATCCAGAGTTTATTTTGAATTA